GTTCGCCGTTCTTAATTATGCCAGTGAGAGGATCTTGAATGGCTTTTCGTTGTTCAGTAAGAATACATGTATCTTGATAAAGACGCTCGAAATGTTGACGAGCTACCATTTTAATGTTCGATAACATGTTATGTCTGTACCTTCCAATGAAGTCCATTTACTAATAAGAGAAGATAGATATGATAAGGTATTATCGCCGCCGAATTCTATTTCAGTGTCGCCTTCCTTAAGCCGTTTAATTGGTTGAAGATCGGCTTCTTTGAGAATCAAATCCTTATGGTGATCGATAAACCTTGCGGCCACTCTTTTATCGAGTAGTCCAGATAATTCGGAAGGCAAATCTTCTAGGTTAAGAATATTAAGAAGATATTGCCGTTCCGCATCATAGATGTACTGAAGAACATTGTCGTATTCTGGAGTCACGTTAAAATGTGTCGAGAAACGAATAAGTTCTTTGATGTTATCCATGATATTAACTTATATTATTTTTTGAAAGTTGCTTTAACGACTTTAGATTCGTTAGTCAAACCGACAGCATAATGTGCAGATACTACGATATCAGTAGACAATGCTTTTGCATGACGTTCTGTTTCGAGGTTAGCTTCAGCTTTAGTATAGATAGTAACAGCTGGAAGAGCTGGAGTACCGTCTTCGACTTCTGGAGTCAAGCATACGATGAAGTTGTCGATGTTAGCCTTGGAATCGTCGATACGACGAGAAGGAACGACACGACAGCCAGCGATCATACCGATTTCGCCGTTCATCATAACGTCGTTACCGTATTTATCTTTAGCGATGAAGGAATCGTCTTGACGAAGCACTGTTACTTGAGAAGGAGCAACAAAAAGGACTTTTTCAGTAGCAGTTTCTTCGTTTAATTTATCGATAGCTGCCACGATACCTTTATAAGAAATTTGTTTAGCATCGGTAGCTACCAAAGTAGTAGTACCCAATGCTACTAATACGTCGTTATCAATTTTATCTGCCATAGACAAAGATAATTGATAAGTAGCTTGGCCGACAGGATCGCCTAAACCAGAATTAACTGCTTTATCTGTCAAAGTGATAGCTTTACCAGCTGTTTTAATTTGAACAGTTTTAGTAGAAGCGGACATAGTAGCAGTCGTAACTTCAGCACCTTCTGCTACGTCTTCAGCTGCACCGATATAAGCCCATGCCGGAATAGTTACAGTGTCGCCAGGAACGCCTTTAAGTTCTTCGTTAACAGCTGCGAATTGTGTAAATTTTAATGCTTTAGGCAAGCCAGCAGATACCATATCTTGCATAACTTGAGGGTTAATAATATTTGCGAGTTTCGTTTCGTTTGCCATTGTTAGATGGTCTCCTTGTAATTAATTAGTGAGATAATTCTTCGTACAAATCGGGATCGGATTCTTGTAACTTAACGCGATCGAGATAAGATAATTTTTTGAATTGTTCTTTAGTTAAACCGTTATCGGTTTTAGGTGTAGCTTCCCCTGGTATAACTCCTTTAATAGAATCTTGTTTAAATAAATATGGATCAGATTCTTTTAAGGATTGAATTTGTTCTTGAATACCAGTGATCATATCGTTATCGAACGTAATCTTAGAGCGATCTAATAAGCCTGTTAAGATGGATTGATTCATAGCGCCGGCTTGCAGTACTTCTTTAGCGATGGCTGTGTCGATTTTCATGTTCTTAATATTTTCGACGTAATCGGCTTCTCTCTTAGCTGCGGCGTCTTGAAGTTCTTTGATTTGAGATTGTAATGCTTCGTTCGCTTCGTTAGCTTTAGATAACGTGTTAATATCGTTAGTTAGGTTTTCAATTTCTTTTTTAGCGCTCTTGTATGCATCGTTCTTCTCGTTAAACTGAGCTTTAGATACGTAGTTTTTACCATAATCTTCTATAATCGTTGCGCATTGTTCTTCGGAAAGGTTGAGTGCTAATAGTTGTTCTTTAGTCATTGAGGGAAACTCCTTAAATTAATACATTTCGTTTGATTATCGTGAGTCACATCTCACATTGAATTAATTAGTTAATTTTGTTCTTTATCGTCTACAAAATTTAAAAAGACAATATAATAAGAGTGGCGCCGATTAGGTTAAGTAATTGGACTTCCACTCTTCATAAGTCATATCGGGTATGTACTTTGTCTTCTGATCTGGTCTGGATGCTCGTGAGTTAAGCGGTACGTTCGGTATCATTGTCGAACGACAATACGGATGAAACGGAGGCGCCGTTATTCCGGGTTTATAATCGGATAACGGTACGACGTGTTTGTCGAGATGCCGACATATCGAGGATGTATGCTTGTCGAGCGTCGCTAAGATCTGGTATTCTTTTACGTTTAATTCCTTAAAGGAATCGTGTAACGCTAATTCTTGAACGTATGCCGTTTCTGTTTCGACTAAGCGTCGTACATTAGAGATTTGTGTGTCGAATGTATGTGATATACGTTCTGTCGTATGCTCCGATGATTCTTGTGCTATAAAGGAACGTGTTATCTCTTGACGTAGCTTTGTGATGAGTACGTCTTTTTGTTGCCATATACGATCGGAGAAATTTTGTTCGTTCCACGGTTGTCGTATAGTAGCTAATATCTGTTTCTTAGGTACTTGTCTAAAGGTTTGATAGTTACCTAATAGTGATTGTGTAGTATAGGCTGCTTTATAATAACTTGATTGGTATTGCTTAAGTAGGAAATCTGTTAAATGAGTATTAGTGTCGGCGGCCATCTCTTCGGCAAATTGTTGTGTATGTATCCATAACGCTTCGATGCGTGAGAGACGTGATCGTAACGATGCGTTCTCGAGTAGCTTGATCTGTTTAGGAGATAAGTTCTTCTGTTGTGCCAGCTTTATATATTGCTTTAGCGTTAATTTAAACGCCTTTAATTCTCTTGCCGTTAATTGCTTTTTGGCTTCTTGTAGTGTTATGCCGTTAGTATTGGCATACCTCTGATAAAACGACTGTATCTGTGAAAGTTGCTTTTCAAGAGCATACTCAGTAATCGAAGACAGTTCATTAAACTGTTGTTGTGCATCGAGGATACTTTGTTCTTTATCGCTTAGAAAACGATCTTCCCAATACATGATTAGTTGCCTTCGTACGTATAATCTTGATTAAGAGTTTCTTGTCGCTCTTTCTTAATTTGTTCGAGTTCTTCGTCGACGTTTAGCGTAAACGGATGATTAGCTACGAGAGTTTTTTCAGATAGGATACCGACAGAATCTTTAATAGCATTAATCGTATCTTGTTGATTTACAGGTAAGTCTCTATTAAAGATAAAGTTAATAGAATTAATAATCGGGAGACTATTAAGGGAGCGATAAGCATTAATAAAGTCTACTAAATGATGTAGCGACGCTTGGAATTCCGCTTCGAGATCGTTAGCGTCGAGGTCGATATCTGAGTACATCGAATTAATATTCATCTGATTCGGATTATTCGCCATACGGTCGTCTTTAGCATCGAAGCCTCGGCCATTCGTGATAATCGCACGTTCTAACTCTTTAATAATCGTCGTATAATTTGTCGCATCGACATTAACGTTAAGTGCTTCGACGTCGCCTTGTACTTCCGGAGTCGAAGAGATTTTAATGACGCCGTGTTTAGCTAAGTTATGTCTGAATTCTTCGAGATTAGTGCCGTCGTACCCTTTAAGTACTAAGATCGTATTATGTACGTCTTGAGACATCACGTTAGCAAAGTTAGACATCATTTGATTGAGAGCATCTTGAAGTGTCTTAATACGATCGAGTAAGAATGTCTCGTCTGAGTTAGGCTTAAACCAGATTAACGGTACGGACGTCCAGTTATAAGAGATATCATTTTTATGGATATATGCCGTATTTAATTTAGATGTATCGGGCGCTAGTTGACCGTTAGAATAGGTATAATAATGTACGCCTTCCGGTAGATAATATTCGACGTGTGTTTCGGTCGTCGTGATAGTAGTACTTTGATAGATTTCGACGTCGTAGAAGTGAATAAAAGCATCGAGTTGTTTATGTGCTTCGTCGTGCCAGAAAGGTATAACGTTCTCGGGTTTAAATCGTTTAAAGGATAAGTTGCCTTGTTCGTCGATAAACGGATGTAGATAACCGATCGAGCATTGGTATACGTCCTTGCCTAATTCCTTTAATAGATTTTGGAAGTTTGGATTAAAGTACTCGCTTAGATCTATATCTTGTTGTGTTTGTGTATCGATTTGTTGTGATAATAGATAGTTAGTCTTTTGGTCGACTAGATCGTCGAATAAGTTGTTAATGATTTTATTATTAGGTATGATACCTGACGCATCTTGCATTGTATCTTTAGCAGTATATACGAGATGTTTCGGTTCTTGTTGGTTTCCTAAATAATATTGTCGTGATAAAAGCATCTTACGTCGTTTCTTGGAATACAGGAATTTCTCGTATTCGGCTTGTACGAATTGTTGTTCCGAGATACCTGTATTGCGACGTATGATGTCGATCCATTGTTCGGTTGTATTCATTGGATATCCTTTAGTTAATCGAATGAGAATATAGGAGTTTGTGTATTAATCTTCTCGGCGACGCCTGTTAAAGCATCGGGAGCATCGTCATGTAGGTTTTTACCTTCTCGTTGATACGATGTAATGGCTTTATAAAACTCTGGGAATTTGTTGTGCCAGTTTATCGGGAAGTATATATGTTCCATTACCCATGTAGCATTAGATAGTATTCGTGATTGTTTATTCTTTGATTGATGGAACGGTATAATTGTTGTGTAATTAGTATTATGTATATCTGTTAAATAATGAGAGATTTGACGTGAGAATCCTCGGCCGCCGTTGTTCGATTCGATATACGCTTCATTAGCTTTATAATCGAACAAATGTTTTGCGACTAAGGGCTCTGTTATCTCCATCGGTTCATTTGTATAAATCACGTCGAGGATATACGCTTCTTTTTGTCGGATGCCGTATATGATCGAACATAGATAGTCGGTACCCGTATCGGCCGTATCGGTATACGACTGTATTTTCTCGAATTGAGGAAGAACGTCGTATGTTTTAAGGGATGAGTAAAGTTGACCTTTAAGGTCAATCGGTTCTTGTTGATAGTTAGCATAGAATATATCGGGCGAAATTAATCGTTTCTTCTCTTCGTATGACTCACGGGAGAGAACCTCGTCACATAACATAGTACCGTCGTCTTGAAGAGCTTTAAGCGATACGACTTCGGCATCGTCTTTAAAGTGATTAATAATACGACCAGCTAAATCATCTGAAGCCCAGCGTGTCATAATGATAATAATCTTACCGCCCTCTTCTAAACGGGATAACA